TGTTCATGATGCTGAAACCTTCCCCGGTTGTTCGGGAATTCCGGTTCTCAACAAACGAGGCAAGGTTGTAGGCATTCACCAAGGAGCAACAACGAAGTCAGGAAAGAATGACTTCATGCCCTTCTCAGAAGCCGTCCGTCGGTTTCTGACTGGGGAGCCCGTGAGTTTAAACGCTTCGAAGCACTGACGGGGTATCCCCCGTCCTGGGGTTTCTCCGAAGATTTCTTGTCAGAGAGGAAACTTTGGAGAGATCCTGGTGGAGGCAGTGCTCAGATTCTTGACCTATGCCCAGTTAAACCTCCAATAATTGGGCGAATGGTGAAATTTTCTCCTTTCAAGCAAAACGAAGACGAATGTAATCTATTCCATGAGTTCTGCGAGGCTTCTGGGTTGGCGCTTGAGAAAGACTGGGTTCACTCAGATCTTTCTTATGTGGCTTACCAGAAGGCCATTGGGAACTTCAGTCGCGAAATGCCAAGTTTCGACACCGAAACCCTTGAGAATTTGTCGATATCCAAACTTTGGATGACACGCACGTTTTACCCTGTGATGGCCGATTCGTCGGTCATCTCGTTGCCTGCGGCGTTTGACGAGTTGGATCTCTCAACTTCTCCTGGACCTATTTTGCGCGCTTGTTGCCAGACTAAGCGTCAGGCGATAAGTTTGTTGACTACTTCGTTTTTCAATGCTCATTGGGACAAACTTTCACGACCCGGCAGCCCCGCCACCTACTGGGGTGGCAATCTCAAGGACGAACTCCGTCCTGCTGCGAAAGTTGCCGAACACAAGACCCGTCTGTTTCTAATTTCTCCTGTCGATCACGCTGTTGCCCTTCAACGCCTCTCTTGGGACATGAACCAAAAGCTCATACAATCTGCCAAAAAGATGACCTCACCTTCTGCTGTTGGTACGGAGTTCTTTTCTCGTTATTTTGAGAAGTTGTACGCAATTTCTCAAGATTATCAGGAAACTGAATTCTGTGATATCAGCAAATTTGACTCGTCCCTTTTTGCGCAACTGCTCCTGGACGTGGGCGAGCTCCGAAGCTCGTGCCTTTCCCCCGAGCAGCAGACTCCTGAGAACGAGCAGCGTTTCG